CTCAATATCAGCCTCAATAGACAATAAATCTAACAGACCGAAGTAATAAAAATGGTTACCATGGACTTACACGGTAAGGGTATCCAAGTGGAACTCATCAGCCCGAAAGGAAGTGCTGAAGATTTCAAAGGTGATGGTGTGACATTCGCCATCACACTCCTTGAGTATGCTTTTGAGATTGATGAAGATGGAAAGAAAGTCCCTGCCAGTGAATATGTACCAGAATTTACCAGGGATGTCTCAAAGGCTACAAAATTGTTTGACATAGTCCCTGCTGAGATTAAGTTCTATATGATTTCCGGTGACAAAAAGGTTGAGATCTCTTACAATGATGCAGCAAACACCCATTTGATTGTCAAAAATCAGATGGTTCATGCTTTTGAATATCCAACCCCCATTGAAGACCTCCAACTGGGCATCTCTATCAAGAGCTGCAATGAACACCCAGAAAGTGATGTTTTCACTATGTTCTGCATTTTCATTGATGGACTCACAAATTAGTTTGAATTACAGGATTGTACACCACAGGATGACATAATTATCCTGTAATCTTATACAGTCATTACCATACATACATACAAACTTGACATAAAAAAACCAAATTTTTAACACATCAATATGGCATATAGATCAAGCTTGAATTCTTATGATGCATATGGAAGTCTCCCGTTAGGGTTGAGGCACCACCTAGAAAGTGATGAAGTGCTTGATGAGAAATTAATATATCTGATCCCGACTATAACTGAAGATCATCCTATAAAAGAACCGAAGAGGTTGCATGGGTTGGAAAAGAAGAACATTAGGCTCCCTGCGCGAATAAATAATCCTATCATCCCCTATGGGACAGAGGTCAAGACTTACATACGGACCGGTAAGGAATCAGAAGCAAAACTCATCCACAGCCATCATCATAGTCATCTCAAAATCCTTGCTGAGACAGTAAACATTATTTGTGATTCATCGGTTTGGCACACAAACAATATCTCTTTTGAAATCAATGATCTTAAATCATTATCTAAGTTCCAATTCTCAAAAAGAACAGACACAATAAATCTAGCCGCATTGGCATTTGCAAAGTCAGCAACAACTCATGACATATCAATAGCAGCTGATGAGAGAGTCAACTTTCAACCAGGCCAAACCGTATTATCACCATACATGTCATTTTTAACAATGATTCATAGGTTGAGATCCATGATAACCTCAAACGGTGATAGGGCACCTTCCGAGCTTACCCCCCTAGATGGCCTACAAGAAGAAGCAAAGTTTGTGTATTATTCAAATGGTGCTTACTCCTATGCTGCGGCATCAGATGTATATAAATACTCATTAATTGTGGCAGGCGGACATTTCCGATTCTATCATTCCTCATTTAATAAATGGTTCTGTGGGACATCAACACATCTAGATTATGCATTCACTGTGGCAGATGTTTTGAATAATCTGGACATAATTGCATCAACAACCGAATATGAATGGGCTCGGCCGTTCTTTAGAGAATTATTGAAATGTTCTGAACTAAACTGTGAACATAATGATATGGTGGATTTTATGAAAAATCTTGAAGGGTTCATGCTGAATATCTCCGACTATGATGAAAAATATGGATGAATTGGAGGCCAATATCGGATGCCGCACATGAATTATGGATATTGGACCAAAGGATAACAGGAAGCCTGTATGATTATGGTCATATCCTGAATTTTGTATCAAATGGTGGCGAGTTTTCAACACCAGGTTCAATCTTAATGAATATACTCAAATGCATCAGACCATTATCAAGAACACGCATACAAGAATTATCCTCACTACATAAATTTATCTTTTATGCAGAAATTAATGCTAAAGCCGGTGTAAAGAAATTCCTTGAACGCGTTCATACTAAGCGAATCTGTGATAGTGAAGCAGTGAAGAATATAACTAGAATTGCAAAGCAATTATTTGTGTTGGCGTATAATAGGAAACATAAGAATCCACCAAATCTTGAGGGAGATGAGCAAAAAAGGAAGATCTTAGAAATATACCTTAGCAGGAACGATAAGCAATCAGTAGAGTCCCTACCTTTGACATGGTGGGATGACATAACTATATTCAACTGCATGGATAATACATTGACAAATGACGCCCTTGAATTTGCTAAAGACAAAGGTGCCTTAAAGAAAGAGATCCATCTTGGCCCTGGCGACAGTAGGAAAGAGTTACTCCAGGTTATTGAACAACCGGAATATGTATTGAAGAATTTCTTTGATACCGCACCTTTCCTTCCAAAAACACAGAAGGTAATTAAGACTAGTAAACGGAAGTATGCTCTACCAAGTGCACATCCTGTAAGGATGATTGAAAAAGAACGAGAACAAAAATGGCAGGCTCGCTTATTTGCAAACGGTGAACTCTCTGATAAACATGCTCTCAGTCTAGTTGCAACTCAGATGAAAAAGGCATTATCATATTTCGATGAACAGTTAATGACGCCGTCAGACAAAAAGAGGAAAGAGTTGATACATTCTGCTGCGCAATCACTCGCAGATCCAAAAAATTATTCACTATTATTGGATATTGAAGGACATAATCAATCTATGCAGGCTGAGAATACTGCAGACCTAGCGGAATTTATAGGCAATCTCTTCGGTCAAAGGGGGTGGTCTACACTCCCAGACTACTTCTCGCAAATAGATATTTATCATTATGATGAATTTATAGACGACGTCACGCTCAGTACGGGACAATTTGGTGGAGTTGAGGGATGGTTAAACCCGTTATGGACTTTGCATACTACTCTCATGATGAAGCTAGTTAGGATAATGACTGATGTATCTATGCCTGCAATAATGGTCTACTCGGATGATGTCAATTCTATCGTGGAGATTGAGCAAGCAACGGAGGAAACTGTACAATCAGTATTCAATAAAATAATCAGGCATTGTCGAAAATTTGGAATGTTGGTAAAATTTAGTCAGACAAACTTGTCAAAACATAGAGTTACGATGCTGCGACAACATTATGCAGATGGTATCAGGGCAGACTCAACTTTGAAGAAGCTAATATCCACTAGTGCAGCTAATAATCCTATGTTATACTCGGACGAGTTAGAGGCAGCAGGTATATCTTCATCCATAGCATCAGCTTTAGAAATGAGTAACCACAGTGAAACATGTGCGTACTTAAAGAACTATAAATTAGGACTGTTACTGGTAAGATTACCCCACATGATGCTATCACAATCAACTGATAACAGTATATTAAGTACGGAACATTTACCACAGAAATTAAACTCAGTTATGTATTATCTCAAGGATGATAAGTCATATTTGCTAGGGCAAAACGCAGCACAAACGATAATGAGAGTAAAGAATGATGTGGCAAAATATTTAGGAATAAGACTGATCAATCTTAATCAGAGATTATTAGATGAGGCGTTGCAAGGATTATATGCCACAAATATCGCAACAGCACGGTTTATAGATGGTCCTGATCGTATCTTATATCTACAGATCTATGATAAATTCTTGCAGG